TCTAACCCAACCGACACCCACTCCAACTATGTCTGCTAGTGGGATGCCACCAAGTTTTGTGGCTGCTGTGGCTGCTGATGCTACATAGCCAGCCGAAGTCGGGTTGGCAAAAGCCATTAAAGCTGTTACTGCTCCACCCGCAGCGGCAACATTGATTCTCCAGATGTGTAGTGACGTTCCTGGTGCTGATGCTAATATAGCCTGTATTTGCTGCATGACAATTCTGCCATTAGTGAGAGTTGCACCTGCATCATAAAGTCCAACCTCAAAGGGACATAGAATATTAACTGCAGCTGTGAAGCCAGCGGCTAACTCCATCCACGTGCCCAAGCCGTAGAGCAAACCAGTCTGTGTGCCTGTCACTTGCTGGTCGAAGTACTCAAGACCAGTGGATAGTCCACCAGCAAAAATGGCTGTGTGGTGCTTGCCATAGGTATATTCGCCACTGGTTACGGTGAAGTATGTCCTCTTGGCATTATCGAGAGACTGGTCGAAGTGGACTTTGACTGCTATTGCAGTCGTGGCACCTGACGTAACTATGCCGAGGGCATAACCGAACGGCACCTGCGTGGCTTGGTTGGAAATCTTACTGAGTACGCCAGTTGTGGTGTTGATGTAGATACAGTCTCCACCGGCTACTGCTACATCGCCATCATCGTTATGAGCATAGACATCAAGGTTCCATATTCCCTCAGTATCGATAGCGATTAGATCGGTTACCGCTGTTGCTGTTTTGAAGGCAACACCTACGATTGCAGGTCTACCTGTGACTGAGACAACAGGGTCGCCTTTATTTACGAATCCCCCTGCGTGGGTAGGGTGAATAAGGTCACTCTCTAATAGAGTGATATGACGCCCTTCATAAGTGGATGAAATCTCATCCCCAGGGTCGAGGGCATCAGCTATTGGATAAACTCCATATGCTGGCATTATATTTTACCTCCTAGTTATTTTTAGTATTTTGGTTGTTCGTATTCCCACATCCAGAACCACCACCACCAGACTCCCGTGTCCATCCAATGGACTTTAACGGCAATCACTTCTGTGTTCCCTGCTGCAATCGGTTGTAAGGCGTATCCTAAGATATGGCACTCATCATCTATCGGCCAATCAACGAGAACTCCTGCGCTTGTAATGAAAACGATTTGGCCAACAACCAATGCCCACTCACAGACGACTTCGCAACGCCATATTCCCTCAGTATCGACAGGGATAATGTCCGCAGTTGATTGCGCGGACATGAGAGCTATCCCAGCGCCCTGCCCGAACCAACCTATGCCGAAAGATACCGGGTCGCCCTTATCTACGAACCCGTCAGCGTGCGCAGGGTGAACCAAGTCGCCTTCCAGAATGTTTACATGGCGACCGGCATAGGTAGAGGATACTTCATCACCCTTACTGGCAGTCGGGTCCAGGTATGGGTTTAGTGCCGCCGGCATTGCCATGTTTTATCTCCCACTTGCAGCAGTTTCCAATTGCTTTTCATCCCATTCCGGGTGAAGTTTCTTGAAGGACTCTTTCAGGGCTTCCTTGTCTTTCGTGGGGTCTGCCACGCTATGCCCCAAGCCCCTCACTTTGCCGCTCTCGGATAGTTTGGCGATATAATTGACTTCAGCCGTTATCGCTTCTGCAATCCCATCGGCGGACTCAGCATCCTTGAACCTTTCCAGCAACCGCTCCTTGGCAGCACCGGGAAGCTCAGCCTTATCAACAGCCTCTCTTATGACGGCTTGTGCTTCGGCTATTGCCTTGTCCTTCTTTGCCTTCTCTGCGGCTTCCTTGAGGTTGTCACGCTCTGTGGTCAGCGTTGTAATCTGACCTTCAAGCTCCTCTATTCTTTCCTTGTCTTCCATTGCCTTCTTAACCTCCTTGATTATTTCTGCCCTGACATCAGCCTCAATAGCTTTAACTAAATCAGGGCGGTACTCCTTTAGTGCTGCTAGTTCAATCAAATCCACGTCTCTATTTCTATCAGATTCATAAAATGTAACGCTTCCACCAGCTCCAGGTTCGGTTACAAAGTCAACCGACCTGCAACCTGTAAATTCCTCTATTACCAGTGTTTCAGCACCATCAACTTTAGCCTTAGATGCATTGCCCAAAGCATTGATAGAAATGCCCATTTCTGAAAGCAACTTCTTATCTCGCAATGTAGCTAACTTCGTCATCAGCCAAGGTTCGATGATTTCAGCAATACCGGTAACAGTTCCATTCTCGTCACACGTTACATCCTTTAACACAGCAACCCACCCAGTATTTTTTATCGACCTTTCAGGAAGGGCTTTGTCTTCCTCCTCTGTTGGGTGGTCTGCATACATCTTCTGACCTTCAAATACTTTATAGTCCCGCTTCAGCATATCGGCAGGATAGTAGCGTGACTTATCAGTATTGAAACCAGCTTTGATAATAGTTACAGTGGCACGTCCCTTATCGAATGTGGCTTCAGTAAGAGGTATATAATTACGAGACAATTCTCGTCTCATGGTCTCCTTTACCCACCGCGGTATCTCCTCATCTTCTACATCGAGCTTGCGGTATTCAGCTCTTATCTTCCTCTTGACAGCAGATAAATCAGCAGAGGGTATCTGCACTTTCTGACCTCTGAATCCGCCAGGACTTAGAGCAGCAGCCGCTCTGCCGAGCTGCGCCCTAGTAACTTTCTTCTCAGGGTCTTCCCACAATCTTAATTTCCAAGTTGAGGGCTTCTCCGAATCAGGCACATAGGCAAAGGCAGCGGCAGGGTATTTCTCGCCGTCTTCTGTCTTCATAGCGGCCTGTTCCTTGAGCCACTTCAACACGGAGGTAGCTTCCTTCAAGGCTTCCTTAGCCTTTTCCTCTTCCGGCTCTTCGGATGAAAGCAACTCCTGACATAGCTCCACAATCTTCTTTATCCGGGCAGAGTCAAGAGATGCATTGCGCTTGCCCGCTTCCTGTATAATCTCAGAATATGCGGTACGTAGTGATTCCATCGGTTTATAAATTGTCTGGCGCAATACCTTCTCGGGTTCACCAAAGGTGGGCTTGCCATCTTCTAGCTTATAGCTTGCCTTGAAGGACTGACCATTCACGTTGTAAATCACCTCATTCTCAAATACAGCCTCAACCCACACACCTCTCGGAATGGTATCATCCACATCCAATTTATACTCAGTTGTTAGACCCGCTTGTAGTAATTGCCTTTTGTTCTCATCACTCAACCCCGCTTCTTTGATTTTAGTGATCATAGTTACCTCCTTGGCCTTTGCTTCTTTTGCTACCCACTTGCCATCTTTATCCTGCTTATATTTGGTCTTGACGGCTGCATAAGCTACCGCATTCGCCTTGCCTTCATCGCCTTTGTATTGAATTAGTGCAGCATTGAACGCAGCAATAAATATTTCCTGAGCATGTTTTGGCAAGTCCTTAATTGCTTCAGGCGGATTCTCTACTGTATATGGCACTTGACACCTCCTAAAATAAAAAAAGAGGAACGATAAACATTTCTGCCTATCGTTCCTCGATTCAGCCTCTTTTTATTCAGTTAACGACTATTTATCTAGCTTTGGATACCCATTTCTCTTAATATATATCGCATAACCATATAACTCGTTCTTGGTGGATTTTTAATTTTTTCTGGTTCTGCCCTATATACCGCCAGAGCAACAGCTTGAAGATATTTATCTTCCAAAGCTTCTTTCCCTAATGCTGCTATCAGTTCAGCAAAATCTTCAATATCTTGTGATTTCATTGTTGTCATAAGGTTCCTCCTTAATCCAGTTTAGTTTTGGATTCCTTGTCTACCAAACCCCACGCCTAAATCTTTGCCCCATACAAGTATAACCCGTTCCTCATTTTCATCACCCTCGAATATAAACTTTATCTCGGAAATGGGCGAGTCTTTACTGTGGGATATTGATATACGCTTTAATTTCGATCCTGCCCTGCGTTCTGAGAGCATGTCAACTATTATGTCATCTGGATTCACTTTAGGTTCCTCCTTTTTAATCCGGATATGTTCGTTCAATAGTTGTGAGGGTCTGCTTCCCCTGCCTTATCTGTATTTTAACAGAACCATACTCAAGATACCTTTTCCAGTCTATCTTCTCAAGTTCCTTCTTGAGTTCTATGTCTTTTGTATCTGTCATTTAGGCAACCTCGCAGGAGCTATGGCACAAGTGCAACCCGGATGGATATCACCTTCTGGAAACGGGAACGCTTGATTAACTGGTATAACCTCTACTCCAGCATTTGCAAGACAATCATCGCAGTTCCCCTCTGCACCGCCAGCACCAAGCACCCATTCCTTGCCGTCTATTTCCATAGCCACCATATTATCATGTGAAGCCTGAAATAGCGCTTGTCTCGTTTCGGTTTTGGCTATCAACTGACTTCTATATCGGGTCATATCGGCAAATTCTTTCTTAATATCCCTAGCCAGCCCTGGTATGCCTCTTTTGTTGGCTATGCCGTCACTGACTATTTTAGCCAATCGAGTCTTTGTCTCTTCATCCATCTGGGTGACTAGCGTGGCCCCATGCTTCTTTGCCCAGTCTACCGCTTGGGAAATGGGAGGTCCTTCAAAGGCTATGGGAACACCGCCCTTAGTCTTGCCCCAGGTTATCATCTCGGCTTGACCTGAGATATAGACCTCTGCTAACTGACCACTCAGTGTTGATTCTAGTGTCTCTGAGAAGGTAGCCAGTATTGGGTCAAGGACGTTCTCAATGTCTTTGTTTAGGGGCATCTATTTCCTCTACCAATGACTCCATTAAATCGCTATAGAAACCGTGCTTGGCTATAAATACTTCTTGAGAGTCTTCATATTCCATAACTATATCTGTTATTGCTAATATCAAGCCACGAGAAGCACCGCTAACTTTACTCCACTCTCCAAGGTCATTTAACTGAGAGTTTCTAAAATACCACTGATAAATCCTTTCAGCTATCCCTTCCCTTATCTTTTCTTGCTTGGTCATATTAGCTTCACTTTTGTCAAAGCTCCTCACCAAATCATAAACAACTTTAGCCTTATCTCCATAGGTCATTTCAGGTTTATCTTTCAAATCCATCAGACAACCCGCTATTGTGTTTATTATGATAGATTCCAAGGAGACGCCAATTCTCATTTCTGTCATTACTTACTCCTTTTCTACATACTTAGCATAAATCTTTTCTAAAGAACTATACGGGAAAGCCTGCTCTAACTTGTCGAAGTATTTAGCGAGTTCCCGCTCTAGTGCCTTTGCCTTTCTTTGATTTGCGGGTGCGTTTGGATTGGCTGGTATTGTGTTTTCAAGTATCGCTATAATATTATCAAGTTCGCTAACGACTGACATGGTGTTCCTTTAACTTCCGCTTGCGTTTTCTAGGTTTTATTGCTTCTGAATCAGGCTGTCCAGTTCCGCTATCAATGTCATTCTTTTTACTCGCTTTAATTATTTTATGGGCTTTATCTACTAACTCATCTAGCGTCTCACCATCCCTACACATACGCCCCGAAAGTAGTAATGCTTTCGGTCTGTCATCATCTACTACTCCCCAAGATAAACCATGTGCCTCCGCATATTCTCTGGCTTTATCACAATCACACGCTATCATAGTTAGCCCGTGATTCTCCTCAGTAAACCCTCTGTCCAGGCACTTTTCGCATTTCATCCCTTACTCCTTTATCCCTTCAGATTAAATTGCCGATAAGACGCAAGTCATCAATAATGCAAGTCCTATAATCATAAAGCCTATGACAACCAGCATACAACCGATTTTCTGACTTCTCTGCATTTATCTACTCCTTTTTAGTTAGACTCTCCCTGAACCGCTTGAGTTCCCTGGTTAGTGTGATTGCTGGGTCGCTCTTTGCTTCTTTGCTCAAGGCAGTAAGAACCTCAGCAGGGTCGTTTATACCCAGCGTCATCAAGGCTATCTGCTTGACATCATCAGATAAACCAAGTTCGGGCAAAACTTGTAGTACCTGGACAATAGCTGTTGCAGCCGCGAGCACATCTTCTGGTGCTATCTTGGGGAAGTCCCTATCTATATACCATTTATCAGGTGGTATCTCATTGTGCTCTAAGATAACCTCATCTATATCCTGGTAGGCATCGTTCCATACCTTCTGATATGACTGGAACATCTTCATCATGGGGAGTTCAACCGTCTTAGCCGTTGCAAGGTTCCCGATTGATATATCCCCAAAATACTGCTCAGGTATTCCGACCGCAGCCGCTACTTGGAGTTTAATCATTCTTCCATCTTGATATGCCTGAGATGCGCCTGATTCCGTCTTGATAGGCGTGGTGTCTACTCCCAAGTTCTCTACCAAATGCGATGCAGCAGGTATGTCAACGCCGTGAGTCTTAGCCTTAATAGCATCCACAGTTGCCTGACCGCCTTTGACCTTTGACTTCCATGCGAATTTAGACAGCGCCAACATTATCCCTATTCGGCTAGCCAGGAATTTATTATAATATTTCATCCATAAGAGAGCTGGTAGTAATAAGGGGTTGCCTCTTTGAGTAATGGTGTTATAGGTCAAGTGGTAAACCAAGGCATCATCAGTCTTTTGAACACTTACCCCCGTTGCATCCTTTGTAGCTTCATTTTTAATATTGGTTGTGCTTTGATATATGCTCTCATAGAACTTGCCCTGAGCATCTGACCACTGGCGCCGGTAAAACTTCGCATCATCTTTGTCGTCTGGGTTGGTGATTATCTCAGTTATCTCCAGCGGGTCAATCAACCTAATAGTAGCCTCCCCGTTAGAACCTCGAAAGATAGCAAAGAAAACTTCACCATCTATCAGTAGCTTATCCGAGGACTTGCGCTGTCCTCGGGCTGATAGGACAACTTGATTAGCTTTGGCATTCCAAAATCTATCTAGTGCCTTCTTAGCCCCATCATCTTCTGTGTCCCAAACCATGCCAGAGCCGAAGGTATAGTCAGTCCATAACCTAATTGACTGTTTCCCCAATGGGTCCTTAGCAGCATAGAGCCTAGACAATCTAAGGTTCGTTATTCTTTCCGCTGGTGTGATAACATCAGCAGTTGTGCCACTCAAGTTCACCCAGCCAGCATCTTCTAAAGCTAGGTCATCTTCTACAGACTGAGTAGCTTCCTGAATAAGTAAATTTAGTTCATCTCTTGGTGCAAGCTCTCTTAAACGAGTTTCTTGTTTATCTTTCATACTGGCTCCAGCACTCCATTGTAATCACCATCCACCTTCCGTATAGCCCAATTATTATCATGAGCTAATCTCAACTTGCCTTGGGGTTCAGCGTGTTTCTTTAAATGATATTCAACAGCAGAACACCACCTACAAACTTCCACATGGACTGTTTGCTTACCACAATATTTGCACTTCATCTCAGTTCCAGTTCCCTTACTGCTTCCATAGTGTCATAGATTATGATTTGCTCTATCTCTTCCCTGGGGTCACGGAGATAGGATAGGGCTTGTGTGGTGCTGTCCACCTGGTCATCGTGTTGGGCGTTCGGGAATCCCGACAACTCCTCGATATAATCAAATAGCCAAGGCGCACTTTCTGGTAGATAGACTTTGCCAGCCTCTATCAACGGGGTGACCGAGTTCGCCCGGGCTACTTTGTTGGTATCAACCTTGAAGGGCAATACTGGAATCCGTGTATTGCGCTGTAATTCCTGTATCAGCGATTGCCCACTTGCTTTATCTTCTACTACCACCACGCTGGGCCTATCCCTTTCATATAAAGCCTCAGCGATTCGCTTCAACTCTGGGAACTCAACTCTGTCTCGCCACAAGTCAACCAGGTAGAAACCATTATGAGATATTCCCCATACCGAACAAACAGAATAGTCATTTTGAGATTTGTCCTTGAAAGCGGTATCCCAGCTTTGAATTGTCCGCAAGAAGCCGGGAGCCTCTTTATAATACCGCCACCATTCCCTTCTGAATATCTGGCCTTCAGCGATAGTCGGCTCGCCCTGATATAGCGCGGTGAAAGCCCGACCGCCTATTGAGGAGCGCACCTTCTTTAGCACTTCTATCGGATATCTTTCTGGCCAGAGTGCTTTATCATCTTCTATAGCCCTGAAGTGCAGCACTTCCCATTGATCTGCGGTGGGGTCTTCCTCCGCTTGCCTCAGAAGCCGACCAACCAGGTCATCTTCATGCCACCTTGTCATCACGATAATTATAGCCGCGTCCGGCTCGGCTCTAGTTCTAAAGACCTTCTGATACCAATCCCAAACTTTATCCCTGATAGTCCGGCTAGCCGCTTCCTCTTCATCTTTCACTGGATCATCTATAATGCCTATATTAAAGCCCCGACCAGTCAAACCTCCACCAATACCTACCGCATAATAAGACCCGCCTTGCTTGGTCCCCCACTCGTGAGCTGCCTGACGTTCCGGTACTATCGCTTCCTGGCCAGGTCGTTCAGGTCGGTGATGTATATCAGGAAACAGCCTCATCATCTCTGGAGATATAAATATGTCTCTAGCCTGGCGAGAATGTGTCAATGCTATGGACTCCGCATAGCCCGCTTGAACTATATAGTCCCTGGGGTGTTTAGCCATATACCAACATGGGAAGCGGAGAGATGTAATTTCCGACTTGCCATGTCTCGGCGGCATCAATACCATCAATCGCTTTAACTCGCCCCTGTCTATGCGTTCTAGTGCGTCTGACAGGGCAATGAGATGAGGTGGAGACTGATACTCACGGAGGGTATATTGGCAAAAAGGGATTAAATTCCTACGGGCTTTCCGCCTCTTTAATAGTTCCTCGGCTGCGTCTTCTCTCGATAATCTCAATGAGTTCTTCGTCTGATATGTCTTTGGTATTGCCAATGTTGCCACTATGTTCTAACTCCTGTTTCTCTATATAACCTCTAGCCTTGCCCTGAGTCTTCAGATAAAAGATTATGGCTGTATTATCGCCATCCTTGATTTTGCTATATAGCTTACCTTCAGCAAAGTCCAGCATAGCCTCTTTAGCATCTTGAGCTGCTTCTTTAACAGAAGGATACTCTGCCACATAACGGCATACAGTCCTATATCCTATCCCTGATTTGGCTGCTGCCATAGTAAGAAGCCCGCTTGTTTCCTTGAGAGCCTGTATAATTCGCTTGGCAGTCTCTTCTCTTTTACGACCATTCCCGTTAGTCGCCATCTTCCATCTTCCTTCTCTTTTTTTACCATTGCCGTTTTTGCCGTTAGTTACCATCGGCTACCTGCATTTTCATTATTATCTCTCAATAATACTAGAAGCCTTTACCTTCCACATTCTTTTTATGATAGATTTAGGATAAGATATTCCCTGACTATAAAACTTGGAATTGAGGTTCATAACTACCTGTATTGAATCTTCGCATTCATGGAGGAGGATACCACAGCTAACACAGTTAACAGGAACCTCCACGTATGGCTCCCTGTCTTCCCAGTGCTCACCACAAAATGTGGGGTCTTTCCATTGAATGAGAACTAGAATCATATTAAAGCCTTAAAATTTTAAATGCAAAAGCCCCCATTTCTGAGGGCTTAAGTTCTTTTTCTACACATGGCAGATAAGTCTAAGACATCACAATTTGTGATAACAAGAATGCAATAGTTTCCACCAGATGGTGAAAGTAGCACTTCTAATATAACAAAATAGCTAATTGGTTTAATAACCTTTTATGCTATTAAAGTTGCGTTTAATAAGACTTCCATTGCATAAAACATAAATTAAGGTTTCACCTCAGGAATATCATCAATGGAATGATATACAATCAGCCCTTTTTCTTGGGCTATATTCATCTCATCTCTTACGCCAGAAACAGTACCAAAAGGCGGAGTTCCTACCAACAAGGCATCACAGAAACCTACCCATTCTGACACGAGTTCAAAGAATTTATCTTCAGGAATAGAGCCATTAGCCATCAAATGCACATAATGAAATAAGTTTGGAATGAAGGGATTGTGCCCCTTCTTAATAAGTTGAAGCCCTAATCTGATAGAACTGTCAACATTACGCTGTAGTGTTTCTAAACTTACCCCACGCCTACGCCCATAATTGTGCGCTACGTACACCCTTGCCATTACGCTACACTTCCATATCTAGTACTGCTTGCCCTATTATTGCAATCTTTACAATAACAACACTTGCCATCTTTTCTTTGGGAATCCTTACCAAACCTACTAAGAGATAAATCCTCTTTGCATCTTAGGCAATGCTTTAATGCTCTCGTTTCTTCTCAGTAAATTCCAACCATAGTTTTAGAGTGGCTATATCTGGCTTCCAAATGGGCGAAACATGCTTTTCTTTTATAATCCATTCTTGGAATTTATCTAGCACTTTTTTAGTGAGTTCTATCATAGAGCTATCGTCCTTCTTGTCTTCTCTAATGTCATCTTATCTTTAGAAGGCTCAATAACTATCCTAGGGCACCCTAATGTGGATGGCGGGCTTCCCCACCTTTCAAGATAACACGGAGGGACTCCTTGCATATAAGCCCTAATCCAGGAACCAGTCATAGTAGCTATAGTCTCAAAGGATTTTATCTTACCATTACGGAGTATTAATCTTTGTGGAATATCTGGTGATTCCTGACCATGTAAATGCCCCATCAGAATTATATGAGCGTTTACCATTGATTGTGATAGCCTTAAAACAGATAACGCCCTAGCTCCTGATGTTCTTGCCGACCCCTCTCCGTGCCTAGCATGAATGATATAATCGTGAGATTCATTGCTGTTCTTGCGCTTGAAGTTTAACCTGACAAAACAGCTCACGCCAGCATATTTGACTTCATACTTCTTATTGGTTTTCTTAAAGAGTTCCGCAAGTAAATTATAATGATTGTATTTGCGGATAGATTCTTCATGGTTCCCTTCAATCAAACCCAGGCATTTATTCCAAATCGGGGATAACTGTTCGTTAATCGAATCACATTGGGTAGCCCCAATGTTGTCCTCATGGTTCTTCATCCAAGAAGCAAGTATTCTACCATCCCATCGCTTAAAATCAGACGGTGTAATGCAATCCCCATAATCGCCCATCCCTAACCATAAAGCATTGCGTTCCCTTCTAATCTCATTTACCTTTTCATCTAATAACCCCTCGTCACAGTGAATTACGCCTTTATGTATATCTCCTAGACCATAAAAGTAAAACTTCTCAGATGACGTATACTCTATGGTCTTCTCGATTACTTCCATACCCCCCTCTTTTTAAGTATGCCCTCTGGGCTGAAACAATAATATAAACCACATGATTGCGGCAAATGCTTCAGCAATAGTTGATAGCCATAATTGAAGTGTTGCAAAGGCGATTGTAAAAG